AAAGATGATGCAGAAAAAGCTGCTGCAGAAAAAGCAGCTGCAGAAAAAGCTGCTGCAGAAAAAGCTGCTGCACTCAAAGATGCTGCACTCAAAGATGCTGCAGCCAAAGCTGCACTCAAAGCAGCTGCAGAAAAAGCTGCTGCAGAAAAAGCTGCTGCACTCAAAGATGCTGCACTCAAAGATGCTGCAGCCAAAGCTGCACTCAAAGATGCTGCAGAAAAAGCTGTTGCATTCCAATCTGATGCAGAAAAAGCTGCTGCACTCAAAGATGCTGCAGCCAAAGCTGCACTCAAAGATGCTGCAGAAAAAGCTGTTGCATTCCAATCTGATGCAGAAAAAGCTGCTGCATCAGCCGCTGCACCAACCAAAGAAGATAAAGATATGAATTATTTTAAAGAATTATTAAGTGTTATTGATTATCTAACAATTAACTATGAATTTAATGATGAAATATACAAAGATAAATATCAAAATGAAGAAGAAAATAAAAAAGATGATAGTATTTATGATAAATATAAAGAGAGATTTGATTTTTTTTCTAGAGCTTCTACAGGATGGCATGGTAATATTAGTAAATTAAGAATGTTATGGCAAATTATTAAAGATGTACCACAAAATATAGATATATTTTATTTTATGATGAAAACAAAGAAGAATTCAATTTCAATTTCAACATCTTTTAAATTTAGTTTTAATACAAGAGTCTCATATATGATTTCTAATCCACCAAATTGGCCTAATATGCCAGACATTTATAATGATGGTAGACAATCTATAACGGTAGAAGGATGTACCCCAATAAATATAAAAGAAGAAGAACCATATGAAATTATCATAGATGAATTAAAAAATGTAATACTACATATAATTAAGGCAATTGAAAAAAAATATATGATAAAGAAACAATCTTCTTTACTTATTCTACCTAAATTATTTACACTATCTCATACATGTAGACAATTAGAAGAATATATTATACATATATGTAGTAAAATCTTAGATAGTGACGAATTAAGAAAATATATTCAGGGTACTGCTGGAGCAAGTACTGGATTGGTTCCTATGTTTAAACAAAATTATGGTGCGGTAATTTATAAAGATCAGTTTATGAAATATATTAATTTAAGATACCACCAGTTAACTCCAGAAAATGCCCTATATAAATATTACCAGTATGTTATAAATGCACATATGTTTGATGGTAAACACTTATTAGCAATTTTTACTTTTTTGTATTCTTCTAAATTACCTAAAATAGATTATAACTTAATAGAACATAAGAAGACAATTAAACAAATATTAGAAGATATATATAAATATCCTAAGGTTCAAATTCTATTCCAAATAAAATATATGCATGTGTTGGATTTATTATATACAAATAATGAAACAAAACAATTAAATATACAAGAATATATAAATAGTAATATAAGTCAACAAGTAATAAATGATATTGAAAGTAAATGTATTAGAATAATTGAAGAATTAACATTAGAAAAAGTAAAACCAGGCGGTTATAGAAGCCAACTTACTTATAATATGATGAAAGCTAACTATAATCTATATAAATCCACACATACTCGTATGAAGGCTGATTATCTCAAACTCAAATACCTTGAACTTAAAAAATATCTCAACTAAATATAAATGTTATCTCATCCTCAGAATCTAATATATGATGCTCCACTAATCCATACACCCCTTAAAAAAAATATAAAAATAATTTTTGCTGATGATACCGCATCGGGTAGACCATCACCAATAGTAGATAAACAAATAAGAAAATATATTTTACCCTACTATGCTAACACCCATTCTAACTCTCTAACTGGTATTTTGATGAAAAAATATATATGTTTGACTAAAAAATTTATTAGAAAATATTTTAATCTACATCCTGACCATTGTGTGATATTTAGTGGAAATGGGGCAACGGGAGCTATCAATCACATTGCAAATTCCATTGATTTATCAAAACATAAATCGATTAATATTATTTTATCTATGTATGAGCATCATTCAAATTATTTACCATGGGTAGAAATGCAAACTACATCTTCTAATATTCAGATTAAAATTCTTCCAATAACTCCAACCGGAACTATTCAATTAGACTTATTGGATGGTATGATTGATAAGCAACCAGATGTAATGAATATTGTAAGTCTAACAGCTTGTTCAAATGTTACCGGAACCATTACCAACCAAAACCATGTCATCCGTACAATTAGATGTTATCCAAATGTATTAATTATGTTTGATTATGCATCATATGCTCCCTATCACCAATTAGATTTATCGGATGTTGATTGTGCATTTATTTCTGGGCATAAATATGTGGGAGGCACAGGATCTCCTGGATTACTTATAGCAAAAAAATGTTTATTTGAAAGAGCAAAACCATTTTGTCCTGGAGGTGGATGTGTGGTTCGTGCAGATACACATAAGATTCAATACAATATGGATCCTGAAATAAAAGAATCAGCCGGAACACCCAATATAATCGGCATCATCCGTTTCTACTATGCTGTACGCTTACAACAAAAACTTTTACCTATCATTTCAAATAATCACCAGTATATGATTCCCTATATTGATTCAGTGATGCAGAAACTTTGTGCAAATTATTCTAATCTGATTATGTTGAGTTATTTGGGAGAACCTAACAGACATCCTACATATAGTTTTGCAATAAAAAATCTTCATTATAATCTTGTGGTTGTGTTGTTTAATGATTTGTATGCTATTCAAGTAAGGGGTGGTATTTCTTGTTGTGGAAATTTTGGTGAGCAGATTAAGGATATGTATGGTGTGGATGGATGGGTGCGTATAACATTTAGTTGGAAAATGAGTATGGATCAAATCAATCATATATTAGAAGCATTAGAAACTATATTGAGAGAAGGAAAATCATATGAAAAAAAATATGATTATTCAAAGGAAGCAAATTTATGGAAATATAAGAAGTTAAGGTAATACAAACACAATCAAAATACATAAAAAAAGTATTATTCCGATAACGATATATCCGCTATAATATGTTTGGTAATCAAATAACTCCGATACAGATGGAAGTTTTTGTTCAGAACTATATGTTGAACTTTGTTCCGAACTTTGTTCCGAACTTTGTTCAGATTTTGGTTGAGTGTTTGGTGGAATGATTGTAAGATTATTCTCAGATATATTTTTTGAATTAATTTTTTGACATACTGAGTTGAGTGTGAGTGGGTCAATCATCATCAAACCAATACCTGATAGTAATTTTTTTAATTTTATAATCTTAGCCGCATCGGCTCCGCAATAAGTTTGTGCACTTCCCACAAATCCATATATGGTTGTGAGAAGTTTTTGTGCGATAGGTGTATATTTGTCTACCAATATATTCATATTATCTATATCTGGGCTATTCAATACTGACATCTCCGAACAAATTTTATTTTTATTTAGACCAGAATCAGGAATTCCTGCCAAACAATCAAATGTATTTGGCGTTATTCCTCCCATCATATCTATAAAATTGTTTAATTGTTCATAATATGTGTCAGATAATAATAGTTTTATTCGATTATCTTGAGATAGATTTGGATCATTTATTTGATTCAAATATGTACCAACAGACATTAATTGACTCACAGGCATTCCGCAAACTTTTTGGGGTAATTGTTCCATTATATTATATAATGATAAAAAAATTTTCCATAATTGGAAAATATTATAAAAAAAAATTAAGTCTGACGACCCCCAATCGGAGTGATGTTTCCGGCTACAAAATGGTCCCGAAGATTTTCAAAAGCGCTACGTACTCTCGGCTTAGCAATAACTTGCTCTGGTCGTCGTAACTCCACAGGTTGAGCAGGTGATGCTGAGGGCTTAGTAAGCGAAAGAACTTTGCAATACTCAAGCTGAAGCTTTTCATACTCTGTTATCCAATGTCGCTTTTCGTCTCCACTTGATGAATCCACCATGGCTTGTAGAGAAAACAGATTTTCCTCATAGTTCGGACTAGTTGGCAAATCTTGAGAAACAACAACTGATGGTTTTGGAGCAGCAGAAGATTTGGGAAAATCGGATGCTATGTGAAGAACAGCAGATTCTCTGAAGCGAACTTGAGGAGTCGGTTTGGTAGTAGCTTGAGGAAAATCATCGCTGAAGCGAACACGACGAACATCCTGAGCAACTTGAGGAGTCGGTTTGGTAGTAGCTTGAGGAAAATCATCGCTGAAGCGAACACGACGAACATCCTGAGCAACTTGAGGAGTCGGTTTGGTAGTAGCTTGAGGAAAATCATCGCTGAAGCGAACACGACGAACATCCTGAGCAACTTGAGAAGCCCGTCCGGGAGCCTCTTGAGAAGTCTCGAGTATCGCAAACTCAATCTCAACCTGAGACAATTGGTCTCTCAAGAATTGCTTCTCAGAATCAAAAGATACGTTGATTAATTCCTTCAAAGTCTCCATTTTGTTCTTCAGAGTCTGTTTGGTCGCAACCGGATAAGCATCATCGATGAAGCGAACTCGACGAGTAGTCAAAGTAGTTGAAGCAGCCGAAGGAGACTTTTTTAAGGATGATCGTAGAGCAATTTGAGGAAAAGCGGCTTGAGGAAAAGCGGCTTGAGAAAGAACCTCCGAAAAAGCGTTTTCAGAATACAAAAGACTAGAACGACGCTGAGGCCAGCTTCTTTTTTCTTCATCTTCTTGAGCTGGAGGTGTGTTGGATACCACCATATCAATCAATGAAGTTGGTGCAAGAATTGTTTGAATCCCTTCATCATCCCGATACTCAACTTTGGTGATAATGGGGTAAAAACAAGCCCTGTTAGAGCTACTGTTGTGAACCATCTTCAAAGCTACAGCGAATTTAATTTGCTTTGGCTTGGATGCAAAGATAGGACAAGTACAGTCCACAAAAATTGCAAGGAAGATGCTCAACTTTTCCAGCAACATCTTCAATGCTCTGGTTTCAGAGTCCTTGTCAGGCAAATCCGACGGAAAATTTCTGGGCAATTCGTCGTAACCTAAGTCTCTTATTACATCACCCAATTTTCCATTACTGAAAACTAAATACTGGTAGGCACACTTGGTGCACTTTTCGTAGACGCGCGACATTCTTAAAAAGGTTGAGTCGAAAAAATTAAGTTCAAAAGTAATTCAATATAGTACAATAAAACTTTTAATATATATTATATTTCAATTTTTTAATCAAATATGAATCATACCAATATATGATTCATACTATAGATATGGCGGGTGCTGCCCCCGCACTCCGGCGTTATAAGCACCGTAGACTACTGCTATCTTACATATCCTCAATATAACCTATATTTCTACAAGTTATATCTTTTATGCCCCTACTGGGTCACGCTCCCAGATCAACCGATTAGAAGTCGGACGTTCTAACTATTAAACTATAAGGGCTTACTTTGATATATTTTTCAACTTATCAAAGTCGTAGACATGGCGGGTGCTGCCCCCGCACTCCGGCGTTATAAGCACCGTAGACTACTGCTATCTTACATGTCCTCAAGATAATTAATATTTCTATGAGTTATCTCGATAATAATATTATTGTGTGTTATTCTTATATATGTTTAGAAAATATTTTTATTTAATGTAAAATATGTGTGAGTGGTTGCTTATTTTCATTTTCTATATCATTCCATAAACTAATATCCGTTATATAATTATTATAAAAGTATGATGTGTCTGTATATCTGTTGATATGATGATCAATATGTATGAGAGCAATAATACTTATAACAAATAATCCACATATCGCAATGGTTGTATTTTTATATCCTATGTATAATAATACAAGTATTACAAATATTGATATTATAGAATCCGATATTATTTGTTTCATTCTATAAAATCAGTCGATAAAAAAATTATTTTTCTGTCATAATACATATAATTCTACACACAACCACACATATTGGAACACACATTAAAAATATACCACAACAAAGTAGCACAAATGGTATAGTCTGATAATAATATATATTATCAAATCCACATGTTAGTGTGATGCAATTACAATAATATGGATAATTATTTCCTATATAAATTGAACTCTTATTGTCATATGTTTTGGATGTTAGCATACATGCTTTACAAAAAAAATCTGTTTTGAAAATATAATGATAAGTTGTTTGATTTGATGCTATTATTTTTATCATCGTCTCAACATATTGCTTGCCCATATATGGGTCAGCCAACAAACCTATAACAAATATAATGGCTCCAATAGAAAATGTCAACCAATACGCATTAGCAATAATACAAATCTTTGTATCATACAATATATTACGCAATCCCATCTAATTTGTATGATTGATTAAATATTAAGATTTGATAAATATCAGTCATACAAATAAAAAAAAAATCAACTTTTTGTTAGCATACAAAGTCTTTTTGAAGTTCATCAAAACACTTCTCAACAATTTCGTTTGAAAATTTTTCAACTAAAGCAAACATAGCCTTCTTTGACTCCTCACAGCTTGCCAGAAATTGTTCTGGTACATCAAAACCAATTGAAAATTTCGAAATAAATTCTTTAAGCTTTTCAACTTCAACTGATGCATATTGTCGAAGTCTTTGTTTTATACAATCAGCTTCTTCTTCGAAGATTCTCTTTGCAATATGTTTTGGTTGCAAAAACTGTTGAGCCACCACAGACTGAGGTGATTTTTGCAAACTCTCAGACAAACAAATTTGTGGGATGTGTGCGGATGGTGTGATGTTGTAGCCATGCCAAAATAGATTGGAATCACAGACTGGACGAACAAACAAATACAGATGAGTTCCAAACTGACGCTCTGGATCTGCTGGATTGTGTAGATCAACCAAATAAAATCCAATCTGAGCAAGTTCAAAACGCACTTCCTCAAAAGGAGGTGTAATTCCTTCTCTGCAAAATTTATTGGTGTCTCGTTTCGTATGAGAAGCTTTGCCAGCAATCCGACGTTTCGGACCATAGTGAAAATCGCTTAGCCGGTAGGCTCTGTAATCAGTAACTATTGTTTGATTGAGGTCAATGTTGAGTTGCATGCTTGCCTGATCAGTAAGTCTCATGCTCGTGATAGCTTCATCTGATGCGTCTCTGAGATTCTTAAGATATTTTTGAGCACCAATCTTCCATGAATGTTTGAAACTCATTTTTAAAGTAGATTTAAAACTGATTTTTAAATATATATTTTTATCTAATACTAATTTTTATAATATAATACTTTTTTCAATTTTTTACATATATTCCATCATATATATGTTTAAAATATTGAGTCTGAGATAATTCACCCACCGATGATTTGATAAAACCCAAAGTATTAAATGCTTTATATTCTGGATTTTCTAATACGATTTGTTTTAATTGTGCGACTGTTTGATTTGGAATATATTTGATATCTGACCCAGAGTCCAGCAATCTATAATATTTAAAATTATCATCTGAATAAATATCCACATACTCAAGATTTTTCTGAATATCTGAATCAACTGTTGAATCAAGCGATTTAACCCAATCGCTTTTTACTATAAGCTTGCTTGATTCAAAACATTTAAGATTCGGACATTTTTTTATCAAATAATCTATACCATGTCGAATACCATATGTATCAATATATTCAGATAATTTAGCAACACCACTTCGGCTAATCATATATCCAAAAAATCCACCAATATAATTATCTGTATCTAACTCTCTCACATATATATCTGACTGATTCGAATAATACTTTAATTGTTTGATATCCGAATCTGCATCATACATCGTATATCCCAAAAACATCACATCCCATTCTATACAATGTAATTGCATTTGAATATTTTCTAAATGAGTTTTAAAATCTTTATCTATCTCTACATCATCTTCAAATATAATTTGGTAATCTTTCAAACTATCAGTTATAAAATTTTTCCATACATTAATATGAGATAATGCACATCCTACCACACCTGCTCTTGAACCAAAATCATTACCATCAAATAATTTGATAATATGTGGTGTAGGTTTAACAGTCACACCTAATATTGAATTATAAAATTTATATTTCAAATTATGTGTTTCAAATAATTCTTTCATCCGATTTCTCCTATCTGTTCTCTTCTCAAGATTCAAACATATTATTTGTTGATTCAAATATGTTTTTTTTATCATCAAACCATCTGTTTTTCCATCTCTCTGATTTAATTTTATAAGTTTATCATTAATTTGATTCTTCAGATATCCATATGTGTTGAATCCCACACAATCAGGTAAAAAATTTGCTATCTGTATAAGTTCAGTAATACATTTATCAGTATATGTGATATCTCCTTCAAATGAATCTAAATTTTTTAGAAATATATAATTAGGATCAATCGTTCTATCTGGAGTATTAGTTGAATCATTTTTATTTGTATCAAATTGAGATACATTATTTAGAGTATATGCGTTTGATACATCTCTTTCCCATGTTTTTTTACCAATATGAATGGATAAAACTTTATCATAGAAGACTGATACAAATCCTGATTCTAAATATTTATCTGCATATTTTCTTTCAAAAAATCCCTCAGTCTCATACGCTCCCAACTTTTCAAATATCTTTCGTTTAAATATAGAGGGTCTGAATGAGTAGTGAGGCCAATACGCACAATTAGGTTTATCTTTTAGTGGATGATCATTTGATGGATAAAATTCATGTAGTAAGAATCGAATACCATTAGTCTGCATCTCATAACCTCCATACACTATCATATTAACCGTCTCCATATAATTTTTATTAAATAACACTTGAGCAATCTCTTTACCCTCACTTGCTTGTTTGGCTCTTGAATCCAAATACTCAAACTCTGTTGCTTCTAATATTTGCAAAGCAGGTTTTATGATTTGACATTTTTCAACAAACAACCAATCATCTTCAAGATGCAAAATATATGGACTGGATACAAGTTGTTGAATCATATTCATAGATGTATGATGACCTTTTTCTGCATCGGATTTAAAATAAAATTCAAAAAATGGATACTTTGTAATCATTTGTTGTCTATCTGATTCAGATGAATTATCATCCACGCATATCCATCTATCAATCAACTCATAATCTTCGCAACAATTTAAGAATGAATTAATTGTTCGGACAAATAAATCATATCTTTTGCAAGTTGTAATGGTGAGTGTGAGTTTATTTGATTGATTATTTTTATTAATTGTTTTTATAATATCTGTTGGATATATGGTTAGTGGAAGATTATCTGAATATTTTATGTCTGAGATTGGTTGAGTTCCTTTTTTGACAAACAATCCATTTTGTGCCTGATTGTATTGATTATGTAGATTAATATATTTGGTTTTATCCAACACTGCATACTTATAATATCCCCATGTATTGAATCCGACACATCTCTGATCCGCATCTGCTATTTTTTTCATTTCTTCCAAAGGTTTAACCCCCTTATATAATTCTGGTATATCGTATCCAAATGAATCCAAATCTTCATAATAATCATATCCTTCCAATTTAAAATCAAATTTAAAATTCTTAATATGTGGAGGGATTGATTCAAGATTGCTAAGTTGATTAATTATATCTATAGCTTCCTCCTTTTTACCGAGCAAATTAGCTGTTTTTGCCAAATAAAATTTTGCATCATAATCATACACATACTTATGAACAAATAATATGAAGGTTTGTGGGTGTGGTGCTTTGGCGGCTAATTTGAAACAATTATACGCCTTGTCTATTTTATTGATAGTCATATAATATTTTCCCATCGCATACAAACCCTCAATTCTTTCTGGTAATATTTTAAAACTATTCATATAAGCTCCCACAATATCTGATTCCTTATAGGTAGTTGCACGTTGCATACAATTACCAATCTCAAACCACGATACATGTTTTTCATCCACACATTTTCCACACTCAATATATTTTTTATAATAAGTGATTGCATTTTCCCACTGCTGGCAATCCTTATAAGAATTACCTGCATATAAACAATATCTAGGAATTAAATCTGGCTCACTTTTAGATTCAATTGCATCAACTAATATTTTAGCATCTTTTTGGTATTTTTGCGGATCATTATTACGTGATCCCAATCTTCTTGAATCAATATAGTAATCTCCCTTGATTTGTTCATATCTTATATTTTTTTTAACAACTGGTTCAACAAATTCATGCAATACACCCCTATATCTCCATTTGATACAATTATTAAGTATTTGTGGTCTTGTATATGTAAATACAGTTCCAAATTGTAGTAAATAACTATCAGCTGTCATATTTGATGGCAAGACAAAATTTCCTACAATCAAATCATCAGCATCTTGTATAAATACATAGTCTGATTTATTATATGCGTGTTTGAGAGCGATGCTTCGATTATGACCAAAATTAACCCATTTATCTTCATATAAATTTCCACTAATTCCAACTTTTTTAAAATAATTTTTTATTATAGTTTGCGTACCATCGGTTGATCCGGTGTCTGATATCACCCATGTATCAATATATGGTGTTATATTTTGTAGTGTTTGTTCAATTACATGTGCTTCATTTTTTACTATCATACATAAACATATTGTTTTTTTACCCATATTAATTTTATAATATATAAAAATCTAATATATGTGTTCGCACATATAATAATGATATTTTGAAAAAACATATTTTATATCCTCCTATTATAAAATATGCCAAAAAAGTATGATGAGATTTTGAAATCAAAGACTCGTAAAAAATATTCTGATAAATCTGACTCAGATAGTGTTAACACACGAGTTAAAAAGCATTCTAAATGTAATTTATCTAAAAAATATAAGTCAATATTAAAAGAAAAAAAACATAAAAAATATGTTTGTTCATCTGATTCTAGTAGCTCGGATAGTAGCTCAGATAATTGTAAAAGTATTGTAAAGGGTGCTACTGGTGCTACTGGTTGGACAGGTGCGACAGGTGCGACAGGTGCTACTGGTTGGACAGGTGCTACTGGTTGGACAGGTGCGACAGGTGCGACAGGTGCTACTGGTTGGACAGGTGCTACTGGTTGGACAGGTGCTACTGGTTGGACAGGTGCTA